AACCAGTGTAACCAACTGAACCGTTATAGCCAGTCGAGCCTGTGTAGCCAGTAGCGCCTGTATCACCCTTTGAGCCAGTGTAACCAGTAGAGCCAATGCTGCCAGTAGAGCCGTTGTAACCAGTAGCGCCAATAGAACCACTGTAACCAACTGAACCGTTATAGCCAGTAGAGCCGTTATAGCCAGTAGAGCCGGTATCGCCCTTTGAGCCAGTGTAACCAGTAGAGCCATTATAGCCTGTTGCGCCAACTGAGCCGTTATATCCTGTCGAGCCGTTGTAGCCAATAGAACCAGTGTAACCTTGAATACCGATAGCACCATCTAAGTTTACTTCCCAAGAACTATAAGTTCCGGAACCAGTGTGCGAATCCTTAGAAAATGTTAGTACACCAGTGCCAGCAACATAAGTTACGACTGTAGCATGTTGATGATTGGAACCATCATAAGCAATAATAATACTTTGACCTGGAGAATAATCTACATTAGTGGTTGTTAGAGTAACTGAAGCATTTCCATTATTACCTAGCGTAAACGAACCTGTTGCAAACGTGTGGTATGTATCACCATCAGCACCAGCCGAGCCAGAGTAACCAGTAGAGCCGTTATAGCCTACACCAATAGAACCAGTGTAACCAGTTGAACCGTTATAGCCAACAGAACCATTATAACCAGTCGAGCCTGTGTCGCCTTTAGAACCAGTGTAACCAGTAGAGCCATTGTAGCCTGTATCGCCCTTAGAACCAGTATAACCAATAGAGCCAGTATAACCAGTAGAGCCGTTATAGCCAACTGAGCCGTTATAGCCAGTAGAGCCTGTATCACCCTTTGAGCCAGTGTAACCAGTAGAGCCATTATAACCAATAGAACCAGTATAGCCTGTTGCGCCAGTAGAACCACTGTAACCAGTAGAGCCGTTGTAGCCAGTCGAGCCCGTATCACCCTTAGAACCAGTGTAACCAATAGAGCCAATGCTGCCTTGTGAACCAGTATAGCCTACGCCAATAGAACCAGTATAACCAGTAGAGCCATCATAGCCAACTGAGCCGTTATAGCCAGTTGAACCAGTGTAGCCTACGCCAATAGAACCAGTATAACCAGTAGAACCGTTGTAGCCAATAGAGCCATTATAACCAGTAGAGCCATCATAGCCAGTTAATCCAGTGTCACCCTTAGAGCCTGTATAACCAGTAGAACCCGATGAACCTGTATAACCAACACCAGCAGAACCAGTGTAACCAACAGGGCCCACATCGCTAATGCTTATGACACCTTGCATTGCGCTATGGAATTGGCAAATGTAATATAGTGTGCTAGGCGCATCATATGGAACAGCAAATGTAATTGTGCCAACTGCTGCGCCGTTATTTGTTACGCCAGAAGAATAGGTATTGCCTGTTCCTGTTACAGCAGCAGTTTTAATCCAGAAAGGATGGCCAGTCGCATTTACATTAAATTGATATGTAAATCCGCGTAACAAATAAAGTGTTGGATCATTAGATCCATCTATAACATATGCAGATGCGCCACTGTTCGTGACTGTATATGATCTTGCACCAGTAGAACCAGTGTAGCCTGTTGCGCCAGTAGAACCAGTGTAACCAGTAGAACCGTTGTAGCCAGTAGAGCCTGTATCACCCTTAGAACCAGTGTAACCAGTAGAGCCAATGCTGCCTTGTGAACCAGTGTAGCCTACGCCAGTAGAACCAGTGTAACCAGTAGAACCGTTGTAGCCAGTTGAACCGTCATAGCCCACGCCAACAGAACCAGTATAGCCTAGTGAACCAGTATAGCCAAGAGAGCCTGTAGCGCCAACAGAGCCGTTATAACCTACGCCAATAGAACCAGTGTAACCGACTGAACCGTTATAGCCAACAGAGCCGCCATAGCCAAATGAGCCTGTGTAGCCGATGCTGCCAGTATAGCCAGTAGAACCTTGTGAACCAACAGAACCGCCATAGCCTAATGAACCATTGTAGCCAGTAGAACCAGTGTCGCCCTTAGAGCCTGTGTAGCCGATGCTGCCTTGTGAACCAACAGAACCGTTATAGCCAGTAGAACCTTGTGAACCAGTATAGCCTAGCGATCCAGTAGAGCCAGTTGCGCCGACAGAGCCGTTGTAGCCAGTTGAACCTTGTGAACCAGAATAACCAACGGATCCATTGTAACCAGCTGAACCTTGAGAACCACCGTAACCAGTTGTACCTTGTGAACCAGAATAACCAACGGATCCATTGTAACCAGTTGCGCCGACAGAGCCGTTATAGCCAGTCGAGCCTAGAGAACCAGTATAGCCTACTGAACCGCCATAGCCTAGTGAGCCAGTATAACCTACAGAACCGCCATAGCCTACTGAACCGCCATAGCCTACTGATCCGTTGTAACCAGTAGAGCCAGTAGAACCGACAGAACCGTTGTAGCCACTGGAACCTTGAGCGCCCTGTGAACCAGAATAACCAACAGAACCGTTATATCCAGCAGAGCCACTGTAACCCGTGGCAATGGTACTCCAGTAAGTTGATGTTCCGTTACTTGTTAGTGCTTGTCCAGCAGTGCCGACTGAGCCATTTGCAGAGATCGCTTTGACAGTAAGAGTGTTCGAAACACTAACGTTCGTGTTATTTGCGCCAATTGCAAAAACAATAGAACCGTTGGTGGAATACAAAATTCCATCGGCCATATTGAGCGCAAGTTCACCTGGATTGGTTAACGTTAATGTGTTAGCCGCACGACCGGAAATAGATGTGCGCTTAATTTGAACAACGGTATTACCTGCCATATGGCGTCATTCCTGTGCTAGATATATATCTATAAGTAAGTCAGCTATATAGTTGACTTTTTAGTTTTGCTATGCTATTCTTATTTATATAAATGAATTTTCGATAGGTGCTTACACATGAAAATAACTTTTATTGATTGCCTTGGTCTTCCCTATGATGGCTCAACACTCTCCAAACGCGGTCTAGGTGGTTCAGAATCCGCCGTAATCTTAGTCTCAAAAGAATTAGCAAAAATTGGCTTTGATGTTACAGTCTTCAATGATTGTGACAGCGAAGAGAATGTTCCTGGACTATACGATGGAGTTACCTATCGACCAATTCGTGATATTGTAAATGAAACATCTTTTGATGTTGTTGTTGCCTCACGCACAGTGGCGCCGTTTACTCCGTCACAAGTCAACAAAACTTTCAAATCTTTTGTCACATTACCCAATTTTGATCATATTGTGCCTAACTCTAAACACAGAATTCTCTGGATGCACGATACGTTCTGCGACGGAGATGATCTAATTGAGCGTCTTCTTATTGACAAAAGACTTCACGAAGTTTTTGCACTTTCAGATTTTCATCTAGACTATGTGACAAATTGCGCTCACGGCAGCAAACGTATGTTTGAAGTCATGAAGAATTACATGTACTTGACTCGCAACGGCATCGGCAGTCGTACAGACTGGGTAGACATTAAAAAGAAAGATCCAGACCTATTCGTGTTCAATTCTTCTGTCTCTAAGGGCATGATGCCTCTAGTAGACAAAGTGTGGCCTGCAATCAAGCAGCGTATTCCACATGCGAAGCTAAAAATTATTGGTGGTTATTACAAGTTCAAAGCTGCCGACGGTCCAGATGCTCAACAAAAGCGGTACTTTGAACTTCAAGAGTACAGCAAGAGCATGGGTCTAGATATCGACTTTACAGGTATTATCAAGCAAAGCGAAATTGCAGAGATCATGGCTAAGTCATCGTTCATGATCTATCCAGCAGCTTATCCAGAGACTTACGGCATCTCATGCTTAGAAGCACTAGCACATAACACGCCTCTCATCACCTGTCGCTTTGGAGCGTTGGAGGAGACTGCTGTTGATCTTGCTTGCTATAAGATTCCATATGCAATTGAACCGAACACTTTGTTCCCACATATCAACCATGAATACCAAATCAATGCCTTTGTCGAGATGGCTGTACAAGCACACGCTGATCGTTATCTGCATCAGCAAAAGATGTATGCATGTAATCAAGTCAAAGATATCTGTGGCTGGGATTCAGTTGCACTTCAATGGAAGCAGCACATCTTCTACAAGCTAGGAGAGTATCTACCTATTGATGATTATCATAAAGTTTCTATGATCAACTATCGTGTACGCAAGGTATTTGGTCGACGTTTCTTGAATTTAGAAGAACTTCAAGAGCCTAGGATGCCAGAAAACCCCATCACAGTCATTACACCTGTGTATAACTCAGAAAAATATATCAAGAATTGCATTTTATCGGTTGCCAGCCAAGATTATATGTTGTATAATATGATTGTCATCAATGATGCTTCAACAGATAAAACTCTAGAGGTAATCAATGAGACTATTGCATCTTTGCCAGAATCTATCAGAGGCAGGTTCTCAGTCGTAGACAATACAGAAAATCTAGGCGCAGTCTGTAATCAAATTACAAATATTCGAAAGCTAGAGAACGACAGCATCATTATGCTTATAGACGGTGATGATTCGCTTGTTAATGATCCAAGTATCTTTCACAAGTATAACAACATCTACGCTGCTGGCGCTGAATTCACTTACGGTTCTTCTTGGTCTTCTGTAGATAATATTCCTCTTATCTCACAAGAGTATCCAGAATATATTAAACAAAGTATGCTATACAAAGACTACAAGTTTAATTGGAACATGCCGTATACTCATCTAAGAACTTTTTCTAAGACGCTGTTAGATGCCATTCCAGATTATAAATTCAAAGATGAAGACAACAAATGGTATAAAGCAGGTGGTGACAATGCTGTATTCTATAGTCTTCTAGAAGTAGTCGATCCAAACAAGGTTGTTTGTGTTCCAGATGTTGTATACAATTACAACGATGCAAATCCGTTGAATGATTATAAAGTAAATGCCACAGAGCAGACTAAAAACTCTGAACAAATTTGCGGTATAAGTAAAACTGTTGACATGGAGATTTTATAATGAAACGAATTTTGATTGCTATTCCTACAGCAAATGATATTCATCCGCAAACATTTAAGTCTATCTTTGACGCTGCACAGATACTACCTCCTGGTTACGTAGCGCAATTCCAATACTTTTACGGCTATCGTGTAGATCAAGTACGCAATCTAATCGCAGACTGGACAGTTAAGGGCTTTGACTATCTCTTTGCTGTAGATCATGATGTGTCGTTTGAACCAGATACGCTGTACAAGCTTATCATGGCAGACAAGCCAGTTGTAGCGGGTGTATATCGTCAACGTAATGAAACACAGATTCTAGAAGTGCATGATTTCAACTTTAGAAATCTTTCTTGGGAAAATCTAAAAGGTAAGGGCGTTGTTGAAGTCGGCGCATTTGGCTTTGGCTGTGTTCTAGTTAAGAAACAAGTTCTTGTTGACGTAGGGCATCCACAGTTTGTTTATCACGTTGCTTTAGATCACGCTAACACGTTTAGTGAAGACTTAGACTTCTGTAAGAAAGCTAGGGAGCAAGGACACTCTCTCTGGGTCGACACATCAATCGTTTGTGGTCATCACGGACAAAAGGTATTCACAGTATCATGACATATGCATTTGAACCCTACTCAAAAGAGTACGCACGTAAAGAATTTGCACTACACGGCGAAGACTGGATTCTACAGAAGCTAAATGGTCAGTTGAAGACTATTCTAGATGTTGGCTCTAACATTGGCGAATGGACTCGTATGGCAAGAGAGCTTCATCCTGATGCTGAGATCCATACGTTTGAAGTTGTACCCGAGACGTATAGAAAGTTTCTTGTTAATCTAACGTTAGACGATAAGATTGTTCCTAACGGGTTTGGTCTCTCAGATACATGCGGCACTCTTCCGATGAAGTGGCGAAAAGATCACGATGCTGTTAGCAGCCATCTTGCTAAGTTAGCAATCGAAAATGCTGAATGGCGTGATGGTATTGTTTTCACTGGCGATCAATACATTAAGAGTAGATCAATTGATTACGTTGACTTTCTTAAGATTGACACTGAGGGTGCAGAGGGCATGGTACTCAAAGGTTTCTCAGAATCTTTAAAAAATGCAAAGATTGGAATTATTCAATTTGAGTATGGCATGGCAGCTATTCTAAGCAAGTTTCTTCTTGTAGATGCGTATGAGCTTCTACAGCCTTACGGCTTCTATCTAGGCAGACTGCATCAAGGTAGAATAGAGTTTCATGAGTATAATCTTCCAGCTGAAAACTTCAGCATGTACTTAGATAGTCAAGACTATGTAGCAGTACACCAAACTAAGATGCACTTATTTGCTTAGAATGTACCGCAATCAATAAGAGTCAAATTAAGATTATTGGGAGACTCTAAGATATAAGTGCTATTAGCAGAATTATAGACAAGAGTGTTGCCGTCTGATTTATCAGTCTCAACAACATCTCGTAATTCGCTTATACTTGTACTTACAGCCAACTGTGAGCGAATTACAATTGGTTCTGCTGTATTACTAAATCTAAATTTGCCTAGAGTTGCCATTAGCTTACTTCCGTTACTTTTGGTGTTACAGTAAGAATGCCTTCAATGATACGTGTTATTGTACCGTGTGAGTCGATAGTAACAATATCATAAACATATCTACCATAATCTAATGAGCTAGTGGTATTAGCTGTTAAGCCCAGGTTGATTGTACCGCTAGTCGGTTCCAAAATAGAAACAGTAAAATTCACTGAATTTGATGATGTGTACCACTTACGTAATTGTGCCTGCACAGTCATATCAGTCAAATCAATAAGTCCGTCATTTTCATCAGCCAACACCAACGCTGTTGTGAATGTTGCGCCTTGATCTAAAATGATATTTGCTTTAGCTCCCATTGCATTATACCTGTAGTGAAGTTCTTTGGAAACTTACTGTCGAAACAGCAGGCGATGGAGTAATCAATAGATTGACGTTGCTTGAAGCAATGTTCACAGAGAACACGCCTTGAATACCGTTTGTGCTTAGTGTAGCATATTCAGTAGAGAATACGTTTGTGCTGCCATCGTGTAGCACTAGAATCTCTGTAGACTGATAGCCTACAGCAGTATTTACCTGAAGCAGATACTTTGATGATCTGCTTGTTGTTAGAGCAAAGCTATCAATAACCTGATTAGCACTAGCATTACATGAAACTAGACCAGAGACAGTCAGAGTGACGTTCTGTTGTAGAACGTTGCTGCTGATGTTTAGTACGTTAGCAGTGGCTACTGTGCCACCACGGATGTTGGCAACAATAGCTAGAGTATTAGCAGAGAACACGCCATTGACATAAGCGTTACCTGTAGTGACGCCAGTTGCGCTGTTAGCTGTTACTACTTCTGTTGATAGTTTATAGGAAATCGTATCAGTCTTAGTGATCCAATCCTGAAAACTATCTGTTGTAATATTTACGTTTGATGTGCTAGTTGCCATTTTTCTTTACCAAAATTTTTAGAATTTCTTTAATCTCATCAATAGAGTCAGACAACTCGTCTACCTTTTTATTGATATCCGCTTGTTTTAAAAATCTAGCTCTCTCATTCATATATTGATTTAATTCAGCATCGTTATTATTTATCACTGCTCCAGTGCGGGTATCTCTAACAAGACCAGGAGTGGCTGTGGGGATATACTTCTTTTCTGGCACACCAGCTAAAGAACCCCTTTGTGGCGCTGAGGGCATATGCACAAAAGCTTTTGATTGCGGTCTTTGCGTCTGTCGCATTATGCGCTAACTCCTAATGCACGAATATTATTAATTCTAGGCGACACACTAACATTATCTGATAGAAGATCGACCTTGATCTGCATTGTGTCAAATGTGTCGTATTCTGTCAAGTCTTGGCTGTAGTATCTTACAATGTTGCCGTTCTGCGGATTAATAAACGCAGTGTAAGGATCAGAGACAACATCAATCTTCAAGCCAGATGCTACCATACTTGCATTAGTAATTGGCGAGTTGATAGTCAAGCTTGTTGTATTCGCTACAGCAGTTACTAGAGCAACTTGGAACTGAGTTGGAAACAATGGCGAATAAATCTTAACAACATTGTTTGCAACGATATCAGTACCAAACTGAGTGCTAGAGCCAGTGATAGTTGCGTTGCTTGAAACTGTTGTTACAGTGCCGTTTGCAGTAAATGCACTAGGCGGAGAAGTAGGAATACCGAAAGAGTATTCGATATAGTTTCCAGTTGCAGAACTACTTACTGCTGCATTGCTGTCGTATAGTGCGCCGAGTTGAGTCCACTCTTTATCATCAAACGCATCTGTGTCTTTTGTATTATGCAACTTAATGTAAGGAACAATGTCTGTGCCAGTTGGCTTATATGCTGTGATGTAAACTAGAGCATCTTCAGCAGACTTACCTTTATCAAAGGTAATCTTTGTTGTGATGTGCTTAGACAGTGCGTTGCCGTAACGAGTATTCTCAGAAGTGTTGTCGTTATTGATCAAGTTGCGGCCAGTGAAAAAGTCTAGCTTCTCTTGGTAAATGTATGGTGATGTATAGATGTTATTGAACGTGGCATTTGATATGCCGTTTTGACCAAGAACAATCTTAACAATTGCTGATTTACCACTATAGAGATAAGTTGGATTAGCAACTTCATTTGATCTTGACATAACTAGAGAATTATAATCAGAAATAAGTTCTAACTTATTGTTGTCAATTTGCTTAAAGTTGCCAGTATCTACAACGTATGCACTGCCGTTAGAGTATGCAAAGCTATAGCTAACTGTGCAGTTGCCGTTATTTGGAATTGTTACGCCAATTTCTGGCTTAAATTGAGCAACAGCAACGTTATCAACACTAACAATAGTAGCAGTCTTATTAGAAGACTTGCCTCTGATTACGCCGCTTGATGAGAACTTGAGTGTGCTATTTGCATATGAGTCTGTAAGATACACGGTATTTGCAGGCTGATTTTGCTGATACAGTGAACCAACAGCAGCAGCAAAAAAGTTTGCTGAAGAGTTTGTGTAAGCAAACGCAGAACTTACAGTCAATGAAGTGTTACTAGCTTTTGCACTGACAGTTACAACATCACATGTGCTGCTGTTTGCCCACAACACAAGATGACCACCTACACTTACGATAGAGTCAAAAGAAGTGCCTGTACCAGTTAGAGTAGTGCCGCCAGAAGTAAAGCTTACTGTGCCTGTAGCGTTTGCTGCGATTTGAAATACACTCTCGCCGCCAGTGAACTGACCAGACTGACCTGTAACAGTAAAGAACTCAAAGTCTTTGTTTGTTAGATAGTATGTCTGTGTATTTGCTGTGAACTGTGCAATGTTTACATCAAACTTCAACTGTGTAGATGCGCGTGGAGTTATAGTACCATCAGTAAAGTAATCAAACAGTTGACCTTGAAAATTGCTTGAGAATCCAGGAAGTGCATTATTTGATCCAACTACTGCATCATTAGACTTTGCCATCCAAACGTCATAATCTGGATCTTCTGTCTTAATCTGAATAGCATAAGATTTGCCAGAGAATAACGGCACTAACTGATCAAAAGTAAACTTTGTTGCTACTGATGCATCACTGCTTGTTGAAATCTCAGAATACGCCAATCTTTTAACAGACTGTAGATACTCTGCTGTTTGATTTGGAACATTTGACATTGTGGTGTTTAGAATAGAAACTCTGACGCCAGGATTTGTTATGCCAGAAGCGTTGTTTGTAGCACTTGGTTTCTTTTTGAAATAAATATCAACACTAGACAGGAAAACGGAATCCGAATTTCCTGCTGCGTTTGCATCTATAAAAAATGTTTGTTGAACAATATACATTCAGTTATTCTCCAGTATCTCTATTTATTTCTTTACCAATAATAATTACTATAATAATCGCCGTATTCGTTATAATTGTAAGACCATTCGATTTGTGTATCATATGAGCTTACATCTGGTGTAACAACAACTGGATTTGCTGGTGCCACTTGCGTCACTGCTGGTTGTGCAGTAAAGTCAGAACCAGCTACGAATGTGATCGTTGTTGATGCAGTTGATCCAGAAGCCGAAATTGAAGCGGTTTTAGGCCCAGCTAGATTATTTACTTTTGACTGTGAAGAAGAATAATCTGTTGATGCACTATCTAGACCAGAATTATAAGTGAATGAGAAATTCAACGTACCGTCTGCGCCAGATACTAAAGATGTGCATTGTGAAGACTGATCTGCGCCATCAAAAGTAAATGTATGCAATGTGCTTGGCTTTAGACCAGTTGCGGTAAAGTTGAACGTCTGAGACGATGCAAAGTAATATGTTGTAGTAGTATATACTTCTGGATAATAGTAGCCATAATTATATAAATCCCAGCCAGAACCATAACCATAACCATAACCATAATTGTTATAGTTATAACCATTATAATAATCGCTATACCAGTAACCATCCCAGTAATAATTGTAATACCACTGCGTATCGCTGCTAGAGCTTGTCTCTAGTGTAAATGTCTGCGGATCACTTGATAGTGAGCCAACATAGTTTGTTGGCGGTTGAGGAGGCACAACATAACCACACTCTACGCTATTTGCAGTTACATCTTCGTATGTACCACCGGTGCCGTCATTGCGAACAACATGTTTTGAGTGATCTGAATAATCGCAATATTCGCTGACGTATGTGCCTCTTGCGGGATATGTTTGAGTTGGTGTTGTATTGGCCGTGGCTTTGTAATTGCAATGAGAAACACTCTTTGCTTCAACTAGAAGGTCTGTGCTGCCGCCATTGCCATCAGCAACGATGTTATGCCAACCATAGCTAGTATCGCAATAATCAGATAGAACTGTACCTGCTGCTGGATAAACAATAATTGGTCCAGATGTTGCACTTGCTTGGCCTGTTAGACGTTTCTCAGTAGCAGAGTATGGTAGTGTCAAGAACTTGCCAGTTACACCGTCACCAGTCAAGAAGTCAAATTCAAAGTTAGTATATGCTTGTTTTGCGACAACTTCATTATTAATAACAGAAGCAGCATATTCTGGATTTTGAACATCAGAGTAATTTGGGTCTTTGAAGCTATCAGCAAAGAAGCCGTATTTGAAACGGTTCATTGTAGGATCAATAGACGAAGGAATAGTCAAGTCTTTAACTTGCTGTTCTAGCTGTGAAAGAGCAGCTTGATTTTCAAGAGTTCTAATTCTTGTTTCAAGATTTTGAATATCTTTCATGCTATAACGGTTAGGTTGATATTGCTTAATCTGATCTTGACCTAAGAGAGGAACAGTAATCGCATGATTAGCATCTCTTTGTACAGAGAACTTCTCATTAGCAATACCCTTATCTAGAATTGTAACTAGATTGTTTGACTTACCCTGAGGAATATTTGGATAAGGAGGAATATACAACAGATTGATTGTCATTGTATCTGCTGGTTGTGCTGGTGCAGATAGCGTATCATTTGTACTAGGTGTACCCTTGATTGCTTTAATACGACCTTTCTTATCAATTACAATACGATCAACTCTGCCTAGATAGTGAGATAGATCAGAGATATAACGGCTATCGGGATCAGGGAAGCCAACAGCAGAAAGTGATGCACTGCTACCAAAACGAGTGTTTGCATTTCCTACGCTTGGATTAGTTGTCGAGATATCGACATTACCTGCCGTAGTGTTTGCGGTAGAAATAACTCTTGTTCTGAAGTCAACAGTATTGATTATATCAACGTAACCACCAGAAGTTGTGTACAACTCTGGAATTTCATTTGTGTTAATCTTACCGCCAGTCTTTGTTGCGTTCAACTGTGTGTATGTCTTCGTATCGTCAATTGGATATGAATCAATTGTGTAGAAGCCAGCCACAGAGTTACTGAAGTGGTCAAACTGAACAACAAGACCCTGACTATTGGCTAGAGCCAAGCTTGACTTTGGCTTTAGATATAGATAGCCATAATCGTAGTAGTCTAGATTTTGATTATGATCAATATAGAAATCATTTGTTACATCTGTAAATGAGCTATTTGTATATGTGAGTGTATTAGCAGCAAGAATTGCTGTGTTGACGCCCAAATAGACTTTCTTAAGTCTGAAAATATCAGGCTTGCCCAATGCCCATGGACCAGATGTATTATTACCAGAACTGTTGTTAGCAAAGTTAATCTTTACAGTGGTGTCTCTGTTTGAAGTCTTTGTAGCTGGTGTAGCGCTGACAACTTGAATGTTTGTTGTCAAATTATACGTTGTATTAGCGGCAAGAGTGCCGTTTAGATTAATTGTTAGTAGCTGACCAGTTGTGTCGATGTTTGCAGAACGACTGTGTACTGATAGAGGAACTTGTACGTCCTTAGGATAGAACTGTACAATGTTAGCTTGACCGTTTGCAATTGTAGTGTTTGAATTGACTTGAATTACAGTAGAGTTTACAACAGCGTCAATTCTACGAACTTCACTATGAGTAGCATTGCTGAAAACTTTAATGTAGTCTCCAGCAGAAAATGTTGTGATGAAGTTTGGTGTAGCACTAGCACTATTTGCAATAATCCAGTTATTGCTAGTAGATTGTACGCGAACATAACCAGTAGCGTTTGCAGATGCTTGAGCATTAGCAGTAAATACTAGATTGAAGTTAATTAACTGATCAGCAGATAAACTTGCATTTGGTGTATACTGGAAATACTCATTACCAGCTAATTGTACTTGTACAGTACCAGCTGTATTGCCAGTCTTGATTGTCTTATAGATGTAGTCAATATTTGCTGTTGCGTGTGTTGCCTGTGAGCCAACATTAAACAACATTGTTGAACCAGACGTATTAGCAATAGATGCAATATATGCGCTTGTAGTTGGGTCTTGAATTAGAACAAGATCAGCAACACCTGTACGACCTGTGCCAGCATTTGTATATCTAACAGACTTTACATTCTTGAAGTTAAAGCCAGCAAACATTGTAACATCATAAAGATACATGTAGTACTGAGCAGAGGCTGTGCCTGCAACACCAGATACAAGAACTACTGAACGAATTCTTGCTGTGCCTAGAGCCGAGCCTACAACAGTTAGATCATCACCAGAGAAATTTGCTGTTGATGTTAAGAACTGCTTTGCTGTATCATAGAATGTAACAAGATCGCCTAGAGTGCAGTCAAATGTGCCGCCTAGTTCATTTACAGTAATATAGTTACCGTAGTTTAGATTAATTGTGGCGCTGGGCACTGTCTTGCTATCAATACCCTGATCAATAACTAGAGAATAATTCTGTCTCGTATTGACTCTTTGCCCAGAAATATATGCTTTACCTGGATCAATGACAACTCTAAAGCTGCCGTTTTCGTCTACAGTATTAGCAGCAGTCTTTGTTGACAATACAAAATTATCTAGAACGTAGTCGCCTGCGCTTTCATAAGTTCTCTTGGCCATCTCATCGCCAATCTTACTATACGAAGTTTCTTGGTTCTGAAGATATGGTTGACCCAAAGTGAAAGCTGTGATCTCAAAGAATTCAGTATTTGCTTCGGCATCAGAAGAGCTAAGAACAGTCAACTGTGGAGTCAACTGAAGTCTGTCTGCGCCTGGAGCTTGATAGTTTAGCGAGCCGCTTGCGTTGTCTAGTAGAGTATTGTCAATATTGCTATTGATAATAGACTCTGAAGTATTGAAGCCAACAGATAGTGAATCTGGAGCATTGGTGTACTTTGAAACAACAGTTGTCTGTGAGTTAACGTATAAGAAGTAACCCTTCTGATAGATAACACCCTCAGAGACGCCAAAGGCAAACCCAGAACCAGTTGGTGTGCTATTGCCAGACAGAGTTGTGTTTGCTACAGTTACAGTAGCGAGATAGTTCTGAGCAGTTAACGAAATCGCAGAAGTAGCAACGTTTGCTGTTGTATTTGCAGTTTTAATTGTAACGTAGGGCGGGACAATATACCCGTTACCCTGAGTAACCATTAGAACGTCATTAACTTTACCAACGCCGTCTGTTACTGGGACAGCGGCCGCACCTGAGCCGACAATGCTGACGATGCTAGAAGAAACACTATTATTAATAAGAACTGTATTGCCTGTGTTGAATGTCCAAGCAGTATTTGAGATAGAATTGTTTGTTAGCGCATTAGCGTATGGTCTAACGGACACAACGTTTGAGCCGACAATAGCAGTTGTGTTAATTGACACAACAACGCCATTTGCCTTAGACACTGGGTCATTGATCGTATCGCCAACGTTGACGGAGTGGTTCATCGTCATTGATGGCATGAAAACCATAACGTCAGAATTACTAAATCCTTGACCTGTACCACCAACTGGTACAACTACTTTAAAGATAGAAGTGTTTGCATCATAGATTGTTAGTACATCGTCTGCCGAATATGAGTTTGCTGTACCAGTATTGCCGGAATTCAAGTAACGAACAAATAGTGTGTTTAGGTCTGGCGAGAGAGACTCATAGCCAGCATTTGCCGTTAGAATCTGAGATACTAGATTTGAACTGTTCTTTGTATATAGACCAACATAGTTGCCTAGAGTTACTGGCAATAGATCGTTTGTCTGTAAGTCTCTGATCTTTACATAAGGATAGTAAGAATAATACTGGAAATTGCAGCCACTGATGATAGTGCCTTTAGTGAATACGTTATCACCAAAGCGTTCAATCTGGTTCTGGAGAATAGTTTGTAGCTGGTTGACCTCTCTTGTTTGCACAGCAACGCCGGGCCTGAAGAGAATTTTATGGTAGTTCTTTGACTCGTTAAAGTCATCGAAATACGGGGCAACGCTGAGATCAGTTTGAATTGGCATCTATGTCCTCTAGAATTCTAATATTAGTTTAATCGTCTCAGTCTGTGTGGATGATCTATTTACTGCATCAAAATTCTCAAGATACAGCACATCACCGCTCTCAAAAACTAAATCTGGTTCATAATTTGTATTTATATTAAAAATTGCACCGCTTGTTTGTCCAACAATATTGTTTGAAGAATATATTGGACCTAGCTTTTGTGTCAAATAGACAGTGTTTCCAGAGGAGTTATTTGAGTGAAAAATTGCATTTGAAACTGCTACATTTGACTGATATACAACTTCATCAGCAGTAAATTGAGAAGCAGTGACGTATGTTCCGTTATACTTATAGAGTTGAGAGAAGGTCTCAAATCCCTTAACAACGCCGTTATTTGTAATTGCATCTACTGTTGCATTAGCAGAAGAAGAGTCGCCCACAATATCATATCCTGAGGCAAAGAAGCCCGAAGTATTTGTGACTTGAATTGAGCCAACGCCAATCTGTGAAACATAACCAAAAGCAGAGTTGCTTCCAGCAGTTTGTGTTACAAGTTCATTTGCAGTGAATGTGCCGTGCTGATTTGATGTTGTGAATGTGACATTAGCAAACATTGGATCTTTAAGAATACCGACTGTCCTATAGTCATTATATGTTGTAATAGTATTGCTTTCGCTGTTTGCAAACTTGACGCTTAGACCAACTCTAGAGCAGAATAGCTCAGAAGTTACGTTTGCGCCGTGACCACCCTTAGGACCAGAGATGACACGTAGAATTGCTGTGTTAGTTACGCCTACTTGATTTGCTGCTAGGACGTATGCACCAGCAGAGTAGACATTGCCACCACGTGCTAGAATTTCTACTTTGTAGATGCTATTAGCAGTTGCAGAGTCAACTAACGCACGTGCTTCTACGCCAGTTAGACTGTTAGTGCTGTTTAGAATCACAACAGAAGGCGTAATCTCATATGTCGAGGTAGCATCTGGTTGTGCAGCAAACTGTCTGTCTAGATAGACGTAAGTGCCAGTTGCGTTTGAAATGTGTGAAGTAATTTGACCATAATTGCCTTGAGCAGCACCATTTGAGATATAAAAATAGCAACCCTCATAAAAATGTGATGTTGAAACTGCGCTATTACCTATAACGCAATACGGAGCACCAGCAATGTTCACAAACGCCGTATTCGACGGAAATGTGTCTGTATAGTAATTGCCGTAGCCAGAACCACTAATTGCACTAATATCGCCATTAGCATCAACAGGGACAATAACGTCAACTGCGCCAGGAGAGGCAGCGTCAGTTACGTTTGTATCTTCTGTAAATGGAATGTACAAGCTTGTGCTGAATTTTAAATATGTCGCAGAATTTAACTGATACATGTATTTCCACTGATAACCGTCACCAGTCTCATAATATGTGTCTGAAGCAGAAGTATCGGCAAAAGTTGGTGCATCAGTAGACGCAGCGCCGTTGTTATTGTTTAGGCACTTATAAATGTAATATGTTGTGCCTTCACTAACGCACACGTAGAATTGTTTTGTGCTTAAAGCAATATCCTGATCGTCATACATGTCATAGACAGTACCGCTAATCCAGAGATTAGCATTTACCATGTATGCAATATCGGTGGGCTGAATGTGCTTGCCGAAAAGCATATTGTTCTGAGCATTAAATTGTGTAGTTTTTACAGAATCATAAATTGTTGAGACAACACCGCCTGGAAAGCCAGAAGTTTTACCAGCAAAGGCATAATAAACATTATTTGCACCTTCATTAAATGACTCAAAAAACTGTTGAGCCATATGAAGTCTATAGTTATTTGTAGTTAACTGTGTCGTTGTCATTTTTAACCTATACTCGGTCCAGAACCATAATTGTTTATTCCCGGATTTGGCGTAATTGTTGATTTCTTAACAACAGCGCCAAATAACTTTGTGCCAGCAACGTGTACTACTTCTTTTACCATGTCAGAGTATCTAGTCAAGTCTAGAGAAGCTCTGATCTCATACGAGAAATTCTGATAGTATGTGCCATCTTGTATGTATTTATCAGCACTCGTAAACCCTCTGGTGCTGGCATAATAGCCCTCATTAGTACCTTGCTTACCTAAAGAAACTCTTGCCGTGCCCGTTTTTGTGCCGTCTATGGATGTGAAAGTAACAAGTTCGTCGTTAACATATCCGAAACCAGAGTCCTGTACGTCTAGAGTCTTTACAGCGCCGTTGGCAGCAAATACTTGTGAAGTGACGTTTGCGTTTTCTCCAGCAAAAGCTGAAGTTGTATCTGCCTGTACAGAAGTAACATTAGCTGAAGCACCGCTCAGTTGACCGACTATATTAGAATTGACTCGAAAATCATTCTTATAAGATAATCTTTTTACAGTCATACCTGTAGTGTTTGCTGCCTTAACTCTGCCAATAGCAAGACCAGTTAAGCCGCTAAGTGTTACAGCAGAAGTGTTACCCACGCCGCTTGAGTTTAGACCATTAACTGTGTTACTCGTAACAAATGTACCGCTGAATACATTAATCTGAATTGTATTACCAGATAGATTAATAATACCGCCAGTAGCAGTATTTGCAGTTCCATTGCTTTGATAAATTAGTTCATAATATGAGAATGTGTTTGCATAATGATCTGTAGTAATAGAAACAATATTGCCCTGTAAAGGAACTGTACTCGTTACAATTTCACCTTCTCTAAATATACCAGTAAGAGTATCAATAGTAATAATATAATCTTGTAGTTTCTTAGAAGCAACACCGCGCTCATATATTTTAACATATGGAGCAACGTTATAGTTCTTGCCTGGGTTGAGTGTTGTGATGCTATCAACTTCGCCAAGAGTAGGAATTGAGTATTGTAAAATCCTAATCAATGAGTCGCTGCTTACGTTAGCGGCAGGCTTCTTTGGAAATTTAAATGAAGTAGAATTCAATGGTATAGAAAGATATGGTGTTGGTACTGTATTTGCATTATTGTCTGCAATATAATCTGTAAATAGAACAACTGTTTCTGTACCGCCAATTGTGCCTAGAGCAATGTTTGCATCAATACCAGTAGAGATAAGTGTTATAGTAGCATTCCCGTTAGGCACATATAGCTTAGTGTAGTTATTGCTCAATGAACCAGATAGAGTGGTAAGTCCAACATTGTTAGATGCAAAAGAAATAGCATTTGCTGTTACGTTAGACGATACCATCTTTGCTATCTTGGAAATACCATTTGCGTATGCGGTATTTGATGCAAGAACTAGAACAGTCGAATTAGCAACATTAGTTACTTGTTTTATCTGACTGGTAGAAGAATTTGCAAAAATCTTTACATAATCGCCATTAGCAAAAGTTGTTGTGAAGTTTGGTGTACCAGTATTTGCAATGATCCAATTATTGCCAGATGCTTGCATCCGTACTGTACCAGAAACATTAGCGCCAGCAACAGTATATGATGCAGCATTTGTATTATACAATGTTACTCGATCAAACTCATTAATAAATGGATTGCTCGTATTTGCAAGCTGCACATTTGAAAAGCTAACAACAGTATTTGAAATTAAAATAGAAGAGTTTACTGAATATCCCCAGCCCGATGGAATATCGTTAAGTGTAAACTTAACAGCACCAGTAACTTCGTTAATAGCAGTTACGCGACCAACGCCCATCTTGCCATTTGAAGAAGTTAGATTAACAAGATCGCCAATGCTGAAACCATAACCTGCTTCGTCAATAAGCAAATCAGATAGAGATCCCACAACAACTGGCACATTAGTTAGATTGCCATTCCAGTCAAGTTGTTCGCCAGTCTGAAAGTCTTTTGACAAATCAGTAATATAAAAAAGATCAATGAACTTTGAGTTGACTTTTCTACGTACAATATGATCAACGAAAGCAGTTGCGCGACTATTTACGCCCGTGATTTTTTTACCTAGAAATTCTCTGTTACGTGATGTAGCAGAAACTTCTAGATAAATTGGTTTAATCCAAACACCGTCTGATGTTTTAAAGATATCATTACCTGGCAAATATACATCAATATCTTCATTAAAGACAAGCTGAAACAATAACTTTAAAGCCCGTTCGTTGCCCTTTGAGCGATATAGATCAATGATCTTCTTTACAGTTAGGCGCTTATCAGATAATGTATTAAACTGAATACCCGCTAGGTATGTGTTCTTAAAATAAATAATAAACTCTTCTAGAGTTGTATCAATATCAGAATAGCTTAGTAGATTTCGTGATCTATTGAGAGCATTGCCTTGTTGTTCCATCCACTCGTAATAAGCTTCAATAAAGGCAATGAGATTTGTCCCCTCTGTCTGGTAAACAGAAGGGAATTGACTAGCAATTAAATTCGAAATTGTAGTTTGTATTTGACTCATTACTGTCTGACAATCTGTACTGTTACATTGATTTCATCGTTTGGAATTTCTAGAATTGTATTCTTATTTGAACTATTATCTTTACTCCTTGGCATAACATAAATTCTGATTGCATCGCCAACATAATTTGTTGTCAAGAAGTTATTCAATAAAATTCTACCATTCGTATAATCAACAGTGCCGATATCTAATAGAGTAGTGTGTTCGCCATTTGCGTTTTCACTGACAATACGCATTTTGCCTACACCATCGTCTTCTAGAGAAACAAGCTGGCCACTATAATAGAACTTAGTAGAATAAACAGTATGTCTATCTGATGCTATATGATTTAGTGGCTGTGGCGGCAATGCATCATCTAATGCAGTATTGAATTCAATTGTGTAGTTTTTCTGAGTAGAAGTTGATGGCACAATCTTTTTCATCAAAACATAATCTGTTTCGTTACTGACAATACTTGCATGAGCATTGTCAATTTGATTAACCAATCTTGAGTACAATAGTGTTGCTTTAAAATTGTTTAGATTTGTAAGATTGTAATTCTGGATAGCATCGGTAACAAGAGTATTAATATCTTCTGGATTCAATGAAGTCTGATTGACATTATACTTCACATTACTGTTAACACTAACATATGTGTAGTTAGGTTCAATGAACACTGGACGAATTGTCAATGGCGCACGTGTGCTAATGAATGTAGTATATTCTGTTTTCTTTGAAGTAGGAATAGCGTCAAAGTTTGCAATCTTCATTGAGATCAATACGCTACCGTACTGTGGAGGCGATGCATCTTCACCGCCGTATACTGAGATAGCTTGAATCTCTGGATAGTTTACAGTGAATAGAGTTTCATAGTCTTTAACAGTAACAGCACGATCCTGTGTAGCATAGAAGCGTGGAGCATTTCTACGGATTGATTCGATATCTTCTGCAATGTCGCCGCCTGAAGCTGAAGATACTGTAGTGACAATGACGTTAGAAGTGCCGCCGATTTGACCGTTGGGTGTAAACTTGCTTACGCCATTGGGCAACTGACCGTTTGTTGAACGATACTCAACAATAATAGCAGAACCATCTAGGGGCTTCTTACCAACAACGTTGTCGCCGAAAAGCAATTCAAACTTACTGTTTTCTGAACCCTGTAAGAAGTATACATTAGAGTCAGTCTTTAGATCAAGAATGTTTGATGCTAACTTGTAGCTAACTGTGTTTGCGCCGTTGTTCTCTAGACCAGTGACAGTTAGAGATGTAGTATCAATTGTTGGATTTGAAAGTACAAACTTCTGTCTGTCTGTATTTGAAGATGGCTGAACAACAAACGTATCTGTAACGTATGTGCCTTCGTAGATCGAAACGTTATCTGCAATGAAAACGCCATTACCGCTTGTTACAGTGATCATCTGGTCTGTGCTGAATGTGTAGTTGTTTGATCCAGCTTTTGACGTAAATGAAGTACCCTTTGGAATTGTAATTAGCGAGATATTTGAATCTGTTGGCGTAATCGTCAAGCTTACATTAGCACTTGAAGATCGGAATGACCTAGGAGTATAGTTTAGTTCTTTTGCTCTAAGAACAACAGAGTCTCTCTGCTGTGCGGTATCTAAGAACATCTCGGATCCGATCATGTTCATATAGAACGCATTTTGATATGTATTGTATGCAAGAAGGTCTAGAATGACGCTAAGATTGCTACCGTCAAAGTTGTAGTCGTTGAACCGATCCTGAGACTGTAGAAAAGTCTTAAGACTGTTCTTATAGTCTGCAAAGTCTAGACTTGTTAGTGAAATACTTGTGTTTGCCATTAGCGTACTCTATAAAGAATTGTATTGAGGGTTACAGCTTCATTCTTATTTATCAAGTAAAATACAATGGTTACAACGTATGCGTTATCGTCAACATACGGAGAAGCAACAACATCTATTAGCTTTGCTCTAGGCTCGTAGTTTTCAATTACATTTCGAATTTCGTTTTGGATACCAGCTTGCGTTTGCGGAGAAATAGGTTCAAACAAATACTTTGAAATATTGCTGCCTAGCGCAGGCTGAAATGGTCTTTCATATTTGTTTGTAAAAATTAAATTGCGAATAGAAGTCTTAACTGCCTCTTCGTTTTTTTTTCGGACAACATCGTGCAACTCAGGATGTACATCAAAATCTGTAAAAAGATCGCTGTATATCTCTGTTTGAGTCTTTACTGATGTATACTTGTCTTGATTAAAGATTTGCGCCATGTTTGCCTTCTATTATTTTGGTACGTCGGTGTCTGCAAGGCCTGCCGTTACTTTTCCATGCTTATGATTATGTAATGATATGCCATTCGCAATAACATCTTTGTCTGCTGTGAGAGTTCCATGTAGGGCAATATCGCCCGTAATGTCCCAAGAAGCAGCCTTAGCAGTAGCATTGCCGTCAATTGTTAATGAAGCATTGCCATTCACTTTGCCAGTAGCGTCACCCTCAATTGTTATAGTTGCATTACCTTTTACTTGTATATTTAAGTTACCACCAACGTAAAGCGTCTTGTCTTTTACAATAATTTCAAAATCTTTGTCTACAACTTTGGTGACTTTTTGACCATCGTGATTGATCTCAAAATATGTACCAGAATTGTGGTATACGTGAATTCTTTCGTTTGCAGCAGTGTCGTCAACTTCAATAACATGTCCAGCTTGTGTCTGCCATACATGATTGAAGGGATACTTCGCAGCATAGGCAGATTGTGGTTCTGGACCGACTTGTTCCTTTTTAATCGTATTTATCTCACGCGCTAGACCAGGCACATCATTATTGTTCTGGTCTTTGCCTGGCATTTTAGCATATGAACCCCAAAGAACAGGTAGTTGTTTTTCGTGTCCGTCTAGAAAGAAACCAAAGACATGGGAGCCGACTTGAAGTCCAGTAGGAGAACGGCCAACTTGCTTGTAGCTGGCTGAAGTGATTGGTGTTAGAGGAGTTGCCCAGTGTAAGTCTTCTGTAGTGATTGCTGGATCGTCATGCTCGCCTATCACGCGGATCTTGACGCGACCGAGCATCTCTGGGTCATCAACATCTTCAACAGTTGCAATGAACCAGCGTAGTCCCTCTTCTCCCATACGTGATGTAGTCATTATGAATTATCCTCGTTTGTGCCCTTAATCAATTCTAGAGAGCAGCTATATGTTTTTTCTTGCCCTAATGGACAAATTACAGAATGTCTTACTTTAGACATTAAATAATTGCCTGAGATAAGTCGGTTCTCTTCTTGATTTTTTGTACCACCTATAGCATTTGGCAACCTAATTTCTATAACATCACCAGCAGTTAAAGCAGAGTCGCCATGAACATGTGCGTGAAAAATATTTTGAGATAACTTTGTAGCAAACGAAATCTTTGCACCCATAGATTCTGCTGTAAACGTTTCTGGCAAATGACTAGAGAACGGTACTACCATAACTTGAGATGCTTCTGCGCCATAAGTGTCTTCATAGTGAGTAGTGTTTAGACCAACAGGCTTGTCTGAAGCATATTTGAATTTGCCTTGTTGCTCAGTATTCTTGTATTGTGTAACTGTCATTTCACCAGTCATTAAATCAAATCTCTTAACAATATTGTTTAAAGAGCCTTGAGCAAGTTTCTTTGTATTATTTACCTGAGACACATTTTCAATTGACAAAATGTTTCTTGTATTCATGTTTTTTGCATCTGTGTCTGGTGCAGTATCGTAGAAGAATATCTTGTCTTTTACTTTTGATTTCAAATTGTCCATAAGAAATTCAACTGTGCAGAAGTTGAATCCTGTTTGATTTTCAAAAAATACATAAGTTGAAGAAAGATATTTTTCAGAAACAGAACGGCGTCTAACCATGTCGATTGCTTGTAAGGGCTTTAATCGACTAATGAGTATTTCTTGAATACCTTTAGGAACATCGCCTACAGATACATTCTTATCTGTGTTTAAGAATTCTTTTGCTATGTTTTGAACAATATCGCCAGCGCCAAGAGAATATTTTTTCGTAACGTACTTGACGTTATTTGTCACAAACTCTTCGCTAGTAGCATGAACTATGTACATCCTGCCTTTGTTTTGTGGAGTTGAAACTTGATTCTCTACAGACTTTACATGAAATTTGTATTTTACTGTTTCATCGTAACCAGACGTAACAAATTCAACTTCTATGATTTCTTCGCCGATGATAGGAAAATCAGTTAACACATCAACAGCATCATTAAATGTAAAGCTGGCACGAACAACTGGGAATAAAATATCTTCGTAGATATTGAAACCAATAACTTGACCTCGCAAATCGTGATTTTTACTACCAGTCAAATTTGACATAGTAATCGACTTGATATCAATCGAACCAGATTTTATATAATTTGTAGACATTATCTCAATAGATTCTTAAGTTGTTTTGTTGCTTCGCTTGAATATTTGTTGTCTAATAGTTTGATTGATTTCTTTTGATGATTTAACTCATGTTCATACTCATATGCAGAGATTGGCGACCAATATACAAGTTCATTATCTGCAATGTTCTGAGCAATAGAAGTTACTGTGCTTACTGTTGCTGTTGCGCCAGAAGTTAATCCTACAATTGTATTGGAGGCAGAAATAGTGCCAAAAATATGTTTTGCAACAACATATTCATCTGAAGAATACGAAACTGTAGCTACAGTGTTTCCGCCGATCTGAAGTAATTCATCAGAAACAAATGCGCCAGTTAAGCTAGATATTTCTAAACCCTTTAGCATATTTGTTGTGACAACCCAATCTTCTTGTTTACGAACATAACCGATGATGCTATTGTTGTAGCCCAGTTCTGGTTGCCAATATTTCTGTTGACCTAAACCTAAAGCAGCGTATGCAGCAGTAGTGATATTTGATTCGTCATTTGTCCAATTGTTTCTATAGAAAAGAATAGTTCTCTGTGCAGTAAGAACACTGCCGTACTTTACAGTAATCATTTTATTCAGATTGTCATCTGTTAGTGGCAAATCATAATACGGATCAATAATATTGTTTGTTAGATTAATAAGCCAAACATAATCCGGATTATCGTAGTAATTGTATGATGTGCCATCTACACGCTCATCGTCTTTCATTACATAGTCATAGAATGACTGCTGATTTCTCAGAGCAAGCTTGGACATTGTAACACGCGACATTAAGTTAATTGCCGCTGTATTAGCGTAGTTTGTTACTGGAAACTTTTTAAAGTACTGTGTCATTTATTCGCCACCAGTTACAAATTCTTTTGTTGCGTCTGTAACATATCCCGTTCCCTGATCTTTTATTCTATTAATAAGTTCTTTTGCTTTTCCAATAACATTTTCGCCAATTTTATTGCCGCCATAATCTTCTTGAGTAAGGTATTCCATCTCATCTAAAGATATGCTAAGTTGAATTAATACGGGCGCACCTGTTCCAAGAAAAAACGCAGGCGTGGATTGTGGCGCATAATTGACATTACATTCCTTAATAACACATTTTTTGAAACTATACAAATCTGGAAATGAACTTCCAGATGTTGACGTTGGTCTGAATTCTGGCTGAACAATATCTGGATAATTAAAAAATGCGCCCGTTGATGATGTGTATGTCGGCAAAGAGTGCATTTTAATTTTTTTAATAATTTCTTTAATACGCGCAGATTCATCTGCATTTTTTGCAGCAAACGTCCAACTAAAGCTATGGCGTCTAAACCCAACTCCTTGAAATAATTGAGAAGCTGCGGGATTAGGAACTGCGCCAAGCAGACTTGATGCTGCACCAACAAATTCGCCAGGGGCAAGATTTGCTCCAACATAAAGCAATGCTTCTGGTATTACGTTTTTTCCAGAACCAGGTGCAGTAAATGCATCCACATTTGTAATTGAATTTGCTATCAGTCCAGCCATACCTAAACCTGTCTCTGACCATCCTGGCGCCAACTGATCCACCAATTGATCTGGCATTGGTAAAATAATAGTTTCAAGGGCATCATATGTTGTGTTGCCCATAACTTCTGGTCGTTTATATTTTAAGAACCTAAATGCGATATGATATGGTGCAGGTACAGGAGGATAACTCAAATCTGTCCCGCCAGTGGTAGAACTCTTAGAAGCGGCAGTCTGTGTTTCTGGATTAGAGGACGAGTCACCTGCTTTGTTTCTGTCATTAAGCGAATCTATGGTTGTTCTCATTGGAGAGTTTGCTCCAAATGCAGAGCTTGAGCCAGAAATCAAGTTATCTAGACTTGCTGCTACTGCTGCACCTGTAGTTAGGGCAGAGATGCCAGACTGCACCATCTTGTTAGTCATAAGAGCAGCAACGCCGATTTGACCAAGATTGGACGATAGGAGATTGTTTACAGCGCCAGAAGCTTTCTGAGCAACGTTCTGTAGTGCAGTCTTATTAGCTTGTGATGTGAAGACGCTCATATTTTCCCTATAAATAGACCATATGACTTATTTATAGTGAGTTTTAAAATGAAGGGTAAATTTCAGCCTAAGAATCCCTCAAAGTACAAGGGCAACCCCACTAATATTATATTTAGATCAAAATGGGAAGCTGACGTATTCAGATTTTGCGATATGAATACGGATATTGTGAAGTGGTCGAGTGAAGAGATTATAATTCCGTATGTTTCACCACTTGACGGGCGAGTACACAGGTACTTTCCTGACATATGGGTGCAGAAAGCAGACAAGTCTTGTATGATTATAGAGATCAAACCATATAAGCAGACGTTGGAGCCTGAGATTCCGAAGAGAAAGAGTAGAGCATTTCTTAATGAAGCAGCGACATATGTAGTTAATCAAGCTAAGTGGAAAGCTGCAAATGAATATTGTAAAGACAGAGGCTGGAAGTTTACCCTAATGACTGAGAAAGAGATATACGGCAAGTAAATGGCAATCGAACAATTCACCAATATTCTTCAGAAAGGTATTAACAAAGGTCAGATTCCTGGGCGGACACAAGAGTCCAGGGACTGGTTTCGCAATACAGCACAGAGAATTAAAAGTATTTCCGAGGGTGGTCTTCTTGCCTCTAAAGACGCAGTTACAACTCAAATGGAAGTCGGCAGAATGTACATGTTCGTGTACGATCCTAAGACAAAAGCTGATTTGCCGTACTATGACAAATTTCCATTGATTTTTCCGTTTAAGAAAACACCAGATGGATTCTTAGGCATCAACCTACATTACTTGCCTTACGTATTACGCGCTACACTCATGGATATGCTTTACAACTACGTGAGTGACCCAAAGTTAAATGACAGGGCGAGACTAAAAATTACATATGATCTCTTAAGCAGCGCGGCCACTAATAAATACATCAAGCCGTGCGTGAAGAGATATCTGTCAAATCACGTTCGGTCAAAGTTCATTTACGTAATACCAAAAGAATGGGATATCGCATTGTTCTTACCAGTAGAAAACTTTGCAAAGGCAAGCAATCGAAAAGTATGGGCAGACAGCAGAAAAATCATAGGCAATTAATATGGCAATAACCGACAGAATTCTCAGTGGTCTTGGCCTGACAAGTCCTAAAATGCGTAAGCCCACAGAGGGCTTCAGCATCAATGAGTTCAGGTCAAACGTACTCAATAAGGGTATACTAAAGAACAATCTGTATCTTGTCCGTTTTCAGTTTGGTAAGTTTCCAGAAGAATTAGTGTTTTATACGCATAGTGTGCAAATTCCCGCAGCAGACTTAGCAACAGCAGATATTAGACGCTACGGCTATGGTCCGTTAGAGCGTGTGCCATATAGACCAATATTCAATGACATGACTATGGACTTCTACACAGAAGCTTCTAGTAAATCTGCTCTAGAAGTCATGATGAAAAGACTATCTTCTGCTACTAATTTTATGAACTATAAAGACTTTGCTACGGACTCAACTAATCCTTATGAAGTTGCATATAAAAACGATATCTCTTTTGATATTGAAGTTTATATCTACAATGAAAACACAGAAAAAATCATAACTTACAACTTTAGAGAGTGCTTTGCCAGACAAGTTGGTTCTATTCAGCTATCTTGGGAAAGTGAAAACAGTTTGTTAAAAACAAATGTCGGATTCTCTTTTACAGACTTTTCTGTTAATATGATTGATGCTGTTAAATCTGATAACATCAACAAACTTTCGCCTCTACAGAAGATTCTTCAGTTGGGCACAATTGCTCAAACGATTTCGGCAATCAAGCGGCCTCAAAGCGTAGGAGACGCAATCAATATTTTAAATAACGCAAATGTAGTAAAGAATGGTTTGGGACTTTAACATTAATATGAATGGAGTTAACTATGGCATTACCTAAATTATCAGTACCTCTTTTTGATGAAATTGTACCATCAACAAAGCAAGTAGTAAAATACAGACCATTTCTTGTCAAAGAAGAAAAAATTCTTCTTATGGCTCATTCTGGTGGCACTCGCAAAGAAATGATTAATGCAATTAAACAAGTGATCAATAATTGTGTTGTCTTTGCTGATGGCAAAGAATTTGACATTGATGATATGGCTCTATTTGATCTAGAGTATCTGTTTATCAAGATTAGAGCAAAGTCTGTAGACAACGTTGTAAAATTAAATTACATTGATCATGAAGACGAAAAGTCATATAGCTTTGATGTTAAGCTTGATGAAATTCAAATTCAATGGAATGAAAAGCATACTAACAAAATTAAAGTAAATGATGAAATTGGTATTATTATGAAATATCCTACTCCAGCAATTACAGAAAAATTGACAAATGGTGAAATTGAAAATATCAAGGACGCAGAATTTTCACATCTTCTTATTAAAGAGTGTATTGAAAAGATTTACGACAAAGATCAGGTGTATCTTGCTAAGGAAGCTGATCCTAAAGAATTAGACGAATTTATCGACTCGTTGACAGTTAAGGTGTTTGAAGACATTAAAACCTTTTTCGATACTTTACCAAAACTACATCACAAGATCGAATACACCAACTCAATGGGGACAGCAAGAGAAATCGAACTGGCAACGTTAGACGATTTTTTTACATTGGACTAAGTCACAATACATTAAGTAATTACTACGATACAATGTATTCAATGGTACAAAATTACCATTACACAGTGAGTGACTTAGAGAATATGATACCGTTTGAGAGAGATATTTTTATAGGAATGATCAAGAACGATATAGAGAGTAACACAGAAAATGGCACTGGAAGTTAAAAACGTAAAAGCACTAGGCGGACCAGCTGAATTTCAGAAGATGGTCCAAAGCCTATTGGATAAACAGGCAGCTGCCGAAAATGCATCTAATACTGTTGATAAGAAAGTGTCCGATTCTTCTCAAGAAATAAAAGCTCTCTCTAAGAAAGTAGACAAAGTTTCTGATAAAGTAGATAGAGTTTCTGCTACGCTATCCGTAACAGCAAGAAGAGTCGATGCTGCTGCTAAAGCAGCTATCGGTGCAGCAGACTCGGTTAAACTTGTTCGCAAGTCTGTTGATGCGTCTATAAAATCTACTACCGCTATTGAAAAATCCACTGGCAGTATTCTAAGCAAAATGTCAGGTATTGATAAATCAATCTCTTCTATTAATCGTAATAAAGAAAAAGAAAACATCTCTCCAGTACAGAGAGGCGTAACGCAATTAACAAATCCTAGAGTAGACAATACAACTGCAATTTCAGAAGATGATAAAGATACAAAAGGTCCAAGCTTTGCAACTAAAGTAAAGAACTTCTTTGGTGGTAATACTATTATCATCAAAAAATTGAATGTTATTGATAACAAAATAACAAGACTGAGTGAAAGCATTACTAGAATCATGGACAAAATGGGTCTAGATGCTAGAGAGAATGAGTTAGAAAAAATAAAAGGAATTTCTAGCGATAAAAAAGACACTGAAGATAAAAAAGAAAAAAACCCTTCTTGGTTGAAGTATCTATTACCATTTGCTATTCCTATGGTAATTGCCGCGGTGAAAGCCCTATTAAAAAACGGCGGAGAAATTTTTAACTCTATTAAAGACGCCCTTGGTATGGGTACTGGTGGTATAGGTGGAGTAGTCTTAGGAACTTATCAAGCTGTAGTACGTACAGGCAAAGAATTCGGACAAGGAATTAAAAATCTTGCTGAAGGTGGAAGCTGGAAAAAAGTACCAAAACCAGAAGACATGCCAACAAGAGATGGTAAAAAATTAAGAATTGCTACCGAAGGTGAACTTGTAGATAAGAATGGAAAGGCACTTAAAGGCGGTGCTAAAACAATGCGCTTACAGGCACTCGGTGCGGTTGAAGCTACTTCTGCTGAAGGAAAAATATTAGCAAAAGAAACGAGTGCAGCAACAAAAATAATGCGCGGTGCTGGCAAAATTACTGGCAACGTTGCTAAAATAAGTGGAAAAGTACTTGGTATTCTTGCACGTTTAACCGGTCTAAGGACTGTACTAAAGTCTATTCCAGCATTAGCAACTTTGATTGCATTTATTGATCCACTACTACTTCTTCTTAACAGCGGCGGACAACTAACTCCAGAAATAGTAAAATCATTTGGTAAAGCAATAGGTGGATTAGCAGGCGGCGCCTTAGGGTCGATGTTGGGTAGTGCTTTAGGTTCAATTATTCCTATTGCTGGAACACTTATTGGTGGTATTGCTGGATCATTCATGGGCGCAAAAGCAGGCGAATACATCGGCGAAAAAATTGCAGAATTGATGTTTGGGATAAAAACTCCTGCACAAGTCATGGCAGAAATAGCAGCAGATTCAATAAAAGCCGTAAAGAGTGCAGGAAATTCCATACTGGGTGCTGTTATGCATCCAGTCGATACTGCAAAGGCCGCTGTGAGTGCAGTCAAGGGAGCAGCAAAAGCTGTAGGTGGATTCTTTAGTGGTGCAGGTGCAGCAGTATCAAAATGGTGGAGTGGAGGCAAAACTGAAAATAAAGGAGTTACGCCAGGATCTGCTAAACCGAAAACACCAGCAAAAGTTTCTGGTTTTGATGACGTTAAAGCAGCGATTAAAGCACATGAGGGTGAAGAATTAATACCGTATCAAGATGGTGGGGGTAAATGGACTGTAGGCGTAGGACATCTAATTGGCGATGGATCAGATACGGCGTTAGCAGCATCGGGATATCAAAAGCATGTAGCAATAACAAAAGAAAAATCTGACGCATTATTTGAAGAGGATTTTGCAAAACATGTCAAGATAGCACAAAATTCTCCTGGTTGGGACAAAGCAAACATGCAAGGTAAAGCTGCAATGATTGATATGACATATAATATGGGTGCATGGTGGACAAAGTTCACAGTCGCAGCAAAATTACTTGCTACAGGTAACTTTGCTGCCGCGGCCGAAAATCTTCGTGGGCAAAAAAAATGGAGAAGTCAAGTCGGTGGACGTGTCGATTGGGTTGCAGATAACATGGCCGCCGGCGGTGGAACAAATGCATCTCCTGATGCCCGTGCAAGTACTGTAAAAACGGCCTCTGTTTCCGGCGGTGGCACTGCATCTGCTGCAACACCTAAAGCTCCAGCTCCCAAAGCTCCAGGAGCTCCAGGAGCGGGCGGTGGACAACCTGCTGTAGCGTCTGCTACACAGTCTAACAAGTATCCAGCCCCAGCTGGAGCAGCGTCTGGAGCAGCTCCTCAGCAGCAAGCAAGTGCATCTACTAGATCAATTCCAAGTCCGACAGCACCACACGCACAAGAAGATCACTATGCGGTACATTTTAATGCAGGTCAATCTGGTGGTGGTAACGTACCTTCATTTGTATAATAAAAAAGGGGAGCATTTCTGCCCCCCTTTAAAACTTCAACTTGAACGCACTCCGTGCTTATTGAAGAAGTTTTAGTCGTTAGCCAACTTCTTGAAGTAGCTTAGGTCTTCATCATCTTCTTCAGTAGCGTTAGACTTCCACGGCGCGTCATCGTCATCCATCTTAGCTGGCTTTGTCTTTAGCACAGGTGCTTCAGCACGGGCAGCAGGGATATCGTCTTCATTGACGGTACGATTGAGACCGAGTACAGTATTAAGCTTCTTCTTAAGAACGTCATAGTCCTTGAAGTTCTTCGGATCAAGAAACTCTTGTAGAGCATACTCTTGATTGTAGACGCGCTCTAGTTCGCTCTCATCATTGAGAAGAGGACCACGCTCATCGAACTCAGACTTATCGTAGTTGCGATAGCCTTCGACCTGACGGATCTTGATCTTGAAGTTAGCGCCTTCCCAGAGATCGAACGGATTCAGAGGCTTCTCGTCAGCAAACTGAGGATGCATCGCCTCATTAAGCTTATCGAAAATCTTCTTACCGTAACGGAACAGGAAGACCTTGCCTTCGTTCTCAGGCTTCGCAGGATCCTTAACAACGTATACATTAGAGATATACGTTAGCTTACGCTTCTGATCACGCGCCTGCTTACGTGCAGGAGACTTGTCATCAGTGGTTGAGTTCCATAGCTGAGTGTTGTACTCACTGACTGGATCGTCCTTGCCCAGAGTAGTGAGAGAGTTTTCGATGTACCACTGACCACTGGGGCCCTTAAAGCCGTGTGTGAAGACTCGGACGAAAGGAACGTCTTCGTTCTTCGATGCAGGCAAGAAACGAACAACAGCATAGCCGTTGCCAGTCTTGTCTACGTCAGGATACCAGAAGCGGTCATCAGAAGAGCCGCCAGTCTTTTCATTTGGGTTTAGCTTCTTAAGCTGTTCGCTTAGTTTGCTTAGATCGTTCGAACGTGAACGCTTTAGTGTTGCAAAGTCCATATAGTTTCTCCTACGAATGTTTAAATGTTTGTATATCTTTTATCCACAGTACACATAACCACGTACTATTTATGTGGCACAAAAAGCATTGTCACTAAACACTTTGAGTGTAATAGCTTTCATTGCTTTTTTATCATATTGTAAAAATGAGCGATATTTTCTGCACAGCAAATGTACATCCTTCCATAAAATATCGCTCTCAAGTTGCTTGTTCCAGTGCGGGAAGAAATTCAATAGGTCATTAAGAATAACCAAAGTTTCTATTGATACCTTCTTTCTTAGAACGAGCTTCAGCAAGAAAGGGTGCTGATGTTCTTTAACTATAACATTCTCATCTAAGTTTGTCAATAGTTTTTTCAAATCTTCTTCATAAAAATAACTGAGTGCTTGGGTACGTTTCTTCCAGTCAGTGAAGTGTTCTTCAATAGAAGAGTTATTGACTAGATCACCTATCCATGTAGAGTTAGAAGAGACAAAGCTAGAGATAAGATACTCTTTAATATCTTTTCGTTTTGCTAACTTTGCAAAAAAGAACTTGTCTCTGCGCCTTTCAAAATTATCTACTGAAGTCTTGAATTTACCGTTGTATTTGATAAAGTCGTAGTCTTCTGTAGTGAAATGCATCTTCAAAGCACAGTACAAGACATATGCTTCATACGGAGTCATTATATCGGTAGCCTTGCTATCTTTGGTAAATAATTCAGCGTTTCCGCTTCCGCCTGGATCTTACCCTTCATATTTGCATTAAGTTTGATCAATGAAGCAGCAGTCTCTACTTCTAAGTTATTTTTTTCACAGTAAAGCACAACAGCGTCCATGTATTCGATATCGTGCTTCCAGACTAGTTCTTCGATCTCAGCAGCAAACTCTGCCGGCGTCTTCATCTTCAACTCTTGTTGCATAGTGTATTCACCTTTAAATTTCGTTGTGCCGTCGCAACTTGTAAAATATATGATCTTCTATCTGAATAGTACGAACTAGGTTCTTCCAGTCTGGACTCACCGAAGTGTTGTGAAAGTACAAAGCACCGCCAGTGATATCATTGACTCTATTATAATGCATATAGACAGAAGTTGCAAGTGAATAAATTCGGTTATATGAAGTTTTATCTAGAATCTTAGCAGTTTCTTCAGCACAGCGCCATTCGAACTGACAGACTTTCTTCGTAGGCTGCTGCGGATCATCTTGCTTCACTAGCGTAGTCTGATTGACAACGCCGCAGATGGTCTTAGGAAACCTACCCGATTTGCTTCTGTTAATAGTTACAAGAGCAACAGCTTTGATACCTGCTGTGGACTGACCACGTGCTTCGTGATACATGTTCTGAGCAAGACAGCTAATCTGTGTTTTGTCTTTAACAGAAGCAGTCTTAAGCTTAAGCTTGTCTACTTGCTGCTGTTGAATACCTAATAGACGTTCTTCGTTCTGTTTCTTAAGAAGAATATTAGTCTCTATAAGAGATGTATTGATAGCAGCAAGATTATTCTCTACTGTAACATTCTGTGTGTAAATTGAACCGAGTAGAACTACTACAATGAGTAGTAAAATTCGTTCTACGTTTAGAGTTCGCTTTTTCTTTGTTATTTCAATATGAGTGCGGTGTCTCTGCGGACGACCGAAAACGTTGGCTTCTTTTCGCAAGAGAAAACTCCTTTGCTTCTAGGTTAGCATGGCGTATAGTATTATGTAAAGATGGGGGGATTCTGTTGCCAAGTTCCCCCCGGGACTCCGATTAGGCTGCTAGAGCCATATCATATGCTGAATTATCGTTAGCATTTACGTTTTGATCCTTTAGAAACGGTGGTATCTACCGTATTAATCTCCGTTACCCTCATCCCTATTGTCGAACCTGTTCGCCCCCATCATAAACACACTAACGCAAGATTGCATAATAACATTAGTGATGTTAGACTCAATGTGTTTATGGTGGAGGCGGCGGGAATCGCACCCGCGTCCAATACGAAACTACTGTAACATCAACGATTAATTCTTTGGCGCGGACATCTTCTTCTTAGCGACCTTCTTCACTTTGTCAGTGACCTTGGCCTCAACGTCCTTGACCTTCTTTGCTACTTGAACAGCAGCAGCTTGAGCGTCAGCAGCATTGATCTTACCGTCCTTGTTTACGTCAAGAATCTTCTTAACGACTTCCTCTTCCTTCGATACCCAAGCACCGAAAGCTGGTAGACTAAAGTAAGCAACAACTGCAATAGCAACAATAACAACAATAAGTGTAAGCATTTTTATATTCTCCTATAGTTTCAACTTCAAAACGTGTTTTATTTATATATCTGAAAAACTCACGCTACTAGACCAGTATACAATAAAAAGATCATTAAGTCAAGCTCGGTCATTCTTCAACTCCAAAATGTTTTCTAATCAAATCATTAGCCTTATACGGTTCTGCTTTGTCAGCAATGTCAGCACATTCTTTCACAATCAACTCGGCGAACTTTTCCAGTTCTTGTGATAATGAGTTGCCATAATGATCTTGGTGACCATTTTTAAATCCAGCGTGATACGCAAGTTCAAGAATTCGGTTGTTCATTGTATATATTCTCAGTAAAAAAAAGAGAGCAGTTTTAATAAGTCATGCTCAGGACTTAATGATGTTAAGCAGCCTCTGCCATCTGTACAGCGAGGTTGAGAGCCTTGACCTTCTTGTTCTGATTGACACCGAACCATGCAGAGGTTAGGCGCGTATCAGCAGAGCGGCCCAACTCATGATCAGTCAGATACGTAACAGCGTTGTAGGCGTTCCACCAGCTGCCTGAGGCGTACCCTGCACCCGGCTGTGTATCTACAACTGCCATTGCCAACTGTGCCGCACGGCTATGCAGTTCGTTAGCGTTAGCTGTTTCGTTCTTTCGATCAGAAGTCTTCGGAAACACTTGATTGAAATAGGTAATCAAGTCCTTTGCATTGTACAGCTTCTTGCCAAGAAATGCGGCCATTTCCTTGTACTTTGCCAGCTTCTCACTAGCAATACCTAGTGTTTGCTTAACATCATCGCCATCGAACTGTCGGCGATGATTAATTCGAACAACTCGATCAGAGCCCTGACTCAGTGACAGTGTAAGAGTGTTGTTGCAGACTACACGAATGGGCGTAAACTGCACAGTGATACTCTTACCGAACTGGTGGGGATTAGAGAAGAGCAGAAAGCCTTCAACTTTATCGCCTCCGAACAGTTCGAACGAGTCATTGATCTTAGCAAGCGCCCAGACATGAGTGCCGCCCTTGAGAGAGCCAGCAGTATGCATTTCCATATCGCCAGCGCCAACAAAGTCATTGAAGAATTCAAACGCTTCACGGTTCTGACACGGATTCCACGTATCAGTGACGATAGTGAGAACTTTATTATCAGTCTCACGAATAAGTGCTTCAGCGCCTGTCTTGACCTTCTTATTGCCGATCTCAGCAAACAGAGGTACCTTCTTAACTTCCCAGTCAAGACCTGCTGCCTCTAGTACCTGCTGAGGAGACAAATCACTCGGAATCTGCTTACCCAGACCATGCCACGGAGTCTCACCCACGTAAGCAATCTGAGCCTTACCATTCACGTATTCAATTTCATGCGACATTGTATAGTTACCTTTTTTGTTTAAATATCAAACTTACATATATTATTATAACAGAAAAAACTTATCTGTCAAGTGTTTTTTTTAGAAGTCTCTTCCCTTAAAGAGAAAGTCTACCTTAGACAGATCAGGTGCTTTAAACGCTTGATGGAAGATTTCACGCGCAACAGAGGCGCCGATATGTTCCCAGCGATCAGTGCGACCATCTGTATAGTCTATCTGTACGCCCATGCCGTCGAGCGAGAGGTCAATCGTTTCCATGTGTTAGTTCCACTTCATTTGAGAGGCAATGATCCGCATCAGCGAACCGCAGAACAGTGCAGTAAACGAACACACAACAAACAGCACAGTGCCGCACAGATCATGCATAGTAGCCAGCATGTAAGCAAAGTAAGCAAACATAACGCAAGCAGCGTACATAAAGCCAGCGCCAGCATAATTCATAAACTTATCCATAGTTCTATATCTTTCTTTAAGCAGCTTCGGAAATATTAACAGCACGGTCACGGAAGCGGACCGAGAACTTCATCATGTCCAGATAACTGGCACGACCACACAGGCAAGTGATGCTTCCGTCTAGCGACTCAATCGTGTACCAAGGAATCAAGTCACCAGCAGCAGTGTTGCCCATGACCGCAGCGATTACTTCGCCACGAATAACGCCAGCAGCAGATTCCCAGCGAACTCGGTCACCGAGGCGAATGTCATAGATTTCTGTCTTTTTCATCGTTTTTGTCTCTGTTTTCATCATGTACACAGTATACACTAGTGGCAGAGTAATGCAAGCTTTTTCTTTTCAATAAAAACAATGACTTAACCGTGTATTCTGTAAGTCTTTGTTTTATAACGAAAAGTATATTCTTAATAAAATCAATGACTTAGCAAATTGTAAGCTTTGTGCTACATATCCTTTGAATATGTCTTATGCCTGCGCCATTTGCTCAATTGAGTAAATTTACTCAATACGTTGAGTAAGGCGGGTCATGTCTTACTCCTTGCGCGGATTGCGGCGGCGTACTTGTCTGCATAATCACCAGCCATGCCTTCCATGTTTAAACACACCTTCGCACACGCCTCACGCTCTGCGGCTGCAACCACTTCGGCAAAGCGTTCAAGGCCCGCGTCATCAAACACAAACTCCAACCGTCCCTTGTTATCTGTCACAGGGCGTTCTGCCGTGCGACAAGCAAGTGCGATCAATTCCTCTAGGTTCATCTTATATTCTCCTTAAACTTAACGGCAGCACGTAATCTTGGCAATCTTCTGCCACTTTTCTTGCCTCAGCTTGCGGATAGAAGCAACTTTAAGTGCAACACGGATCGACAACTCACGCAGACTGTCTTTATTGTCTTCAATGAATGCCACGACCTCGTTCTGAGCAGTAACATCGATGCCGACATTGCCGAGCAGACCCTTAGAGACCACTTGACGGATGCGGACCATGTAGTCACGCTTAGTTTTCATAGCGAGGTCGATATAGTGGCTACGGCTCATCATCGCAAGCAAGTGTGGCGCCAGCTTATGACCCTTTTCGATCATAGCATCAAAGTCATAATTGGTAATAAAGATGACGGTGCCCTTGAATTCAAAGGACTTGGGCAACTGTGTGCCCGTTTCATCATCAAACAACTGACCCTCAGTCAGATAGCTAACTCTACGGGACTCAGTACTATCACACACGGCTTTAAGCATGTTCAGTGACGTATCATCAAAGAAAATGGTATCAGCATCATCAAAGACAATGACCTTGCCAGGCTCTGAGTGAGCAAACAGAAGCTTATAGAGACCAGTAGCACGTACATAGCCCTTGATGATAGTGTGATCCACACCGTCGGGGTCCCAGAACTTGAGAGTTTCCTCTACTGTGTAGGACTTGCCAAGACCAGCTGGACCTGATACAATAAGAGAACGTACCTGACCCGTTGTAGAGCCAATCGTAAGGTCCTCGAGTATCTCAAAGCGGTCACTGATACGCTCTTGGATCTCCGAGTCCGTCTCAGTCTGTACAGTCTCACGTACCGCTGTCATGCCAGCGCCAGCAGCAGCCGTATTCTTCTTACTCTTACGGCTCTTACGGAAGCCAGCCTTAGGAACACCACGGGGCATATCTCTTAACCTCTAATCAATTTCAATATAGCTATATTAACAGGATGGTAGGTAGAGTCAAGAACTATCTTTTCAATGAAATCAACGGGTTATCCAGGGGTGAAAACTTCTTCAATGAAATCAATGGGTTACGGCTGAACTTTTTTTGTTATAAGCTTAAGTAACGGTCTTGTCTGGCGCAGTCGCCATTCAGCTTACTCTTTCGTTTGTGACATATGGGGCACAATAAGGCACGATATTCACATCCGTTCTGCCTACGCACTTTCTTATTATACGAACTGTTGTACCATTTAATCCAATCGGCGTTCTTTTTCTTTGAACCTAAACTAGGCAATT